CGCCGTGGTTGAATACATAAGGATCTCCAACAATATTTATGGGCAATGACTTGTTTGCAAAATTAGCTGAAAAATACCCTTTTATAACACTTTGTGTTTACGCCTCCGCCGAATATGTAGGAATTGTGCAAAATCAAGACGACACAATTACCACAATCTATGACTTTGGTAGCATACAAGATATTGAACAAAAGAAACTATTTTTAGAACTTGCAAACGTTTGGTGGTGGGAAAGCAATAGAAGTATACCTATTAATATCTTTTTAAAATCAGACTGGGAACCATTTAGAAACTCATTAAAAACGTTTAGCAACAAAGATCTTACAATATTGCATGGACCTGTATGCAGTCTAATAGAAATGAGTCGACGTAAATCTAAACGTAAATCAATTACTTTAGTCAGACGTCTTGATTAAGCAAATTCATGTGTAGTGATACTAATGCTGCATAGGAAATTGCATGGCTGTGTTTGAATACAAATCCTTTGCTGTCATCTCCGTCCCACACAGATTCAAACACATCCGCCCAGGTCTTATTTTGTAAATGTGCTTTACCAGGACGTATTACACTGATAAATGCGGCCATTCTGGGTATGCTGTCTGGTCGCATGGATTTTAGTAGTTCGGTATAATTTCCTATATGTACCAACTGTCCTGCCCAGATTGGGTCTTGCCATAGCCGAGCCCAAGGTGGTGTAGCAGTTAACATTTCTGTGTAATGGGTCGGATCAGTAATCAGTTGATATACACCCATATTTAAAAAATCAATTTTAAAATATCCACGTTGTTCTGCAGTTTCATAATCTATTGCGGCACATTTGTTTACAGGATCATAAGGTACATCTGTGACATATATTCCAGAATTATGACGACGTACTTGATTTTGAACTGTTTGTCTTGCAGGAATATGCCGAATTGCATTTAAAATTTGTTCTCTATCAGCAAAATCTATGTCAATGTCTGCACTCATAATCTAATTATATTAAATTTATTAAGAAATGTCAATAGCTAATTTTGAGTTAATCAAATTGAATAATTTGTTTACAGCAATACTATTAGATTTACAAGTTAAAAAATTAAGTTTATTTTCTGCGGTCATTGTAAAAAATTCAGCAGTTTCAAATATTGATCGATTGTTGTTTAACCAATCAATAGCAGTCACGGCCATTTGATATCTAATAGCATGGTCTTTGATTTGATCAAATTGTTTGAATTCTATCGGTAATAAATTCCATGCTGTATAAAAACCGATATCATTGTATAATTGATTAATATTTGCACCACCAATTGGAAATGGTAAACTGCCTGCGTAAAAACATTTAAGTGCCTTTTCGGTAATATTTAATTCATCATTTTGCCATCCGGACTCTGGAAATATAACACACGAATGTTTAAAATATTCTGGCATTATAAAATATCCAGGTGGTACTTTTCCAAATTTACCGTCTATTCCAATGGTAGGACTTTGATCATAATACCAATTGGGCTCTGGGGAAGCAAGATTATTATATTTTTTATTAAGCCATTCCCTGAACTCAGTGTCTTGAAGACTTTCCCAGTGTGCGTTATTTAATAAATGTACAGTTTTACCGATATTAGAATATTGTTGAATTGTAGGTGAGTGCAGTGTTAATAACGTAAACAAATAATGACGATTTGTTCTGATTGTACCATTGATAGCTATTGATGTGCTTTCTCGACTGATATTTTTATTTTTTGTATTTTCAAAATACTGCGGATAAAAATGTCGAGTCCAGTAGTCATGACAGGCTTGTATATGGTGCGAAAACCAAAAAACTTTGTGTGCCAACTGGTGTGATTTAGGCAGATAACTATTAGTAATTAAAAACACATTGTCGCGATCAAGTAATTTTTTCATGGTAGCAGTTGCTACTGTTAACGCTTCTCCACCGTTACAATAAAAAATAAAATCATATTTTGTTAATTCCTGCTCTGAATATTCATCAGGCATATAGTCGCATAGGATGTTTAAATCGTTGTGCGAGTAAGTAGCATCAAATGTTATATTAATAGTAGATTGATAAGTAGGCAAATTTAAATTTTGCAAAAAAGCATATAATGCGTCAAATATTTGCAAAGCAATACTGGATTTTTTAATAGTTATATTAATTTTTGATTTCATTTTAGACTATATTACAATTTTTTGTTTGGTAGTCAATATAGGTTGACTGGTAATTACCCATAGTAAACCTATATCTAGTGGTTGATAATGTTTGTATTACCAGCCTGCCTTTGTCAGTATATCTTTAACATATTCTTGGTCAGCAGGATAATCTTTAAACTTACGCATCCAAAAATCTGCGTCAATGTATGACCATATCATTGCTACTTGTTCAGATGATAATTCTGCTAAAAACTTTTGTCCAGACTCAGAATTATATATGATCCACGGACTTATTCTTCCTGTTGTGATTGCGTGACACATAGCATTTGAATTACCGTAACGTAAACAATCGTGTGCTGGGTTAGTGGTTTGCTCTTGCCAACTAATGCCAAACTCAATGGATCTGACTAACGCATCATTAACATGTTCTACACGCAGATAATCTAATAGATATTCGGTATAGATACTGTCTGTACACCAGTGATCAATTTTTTTATTTTGTTTTAATACCCATTCAATAAATCTGGCAGGATTTATTGCTCGTATATTTACACAATAACGACCAAATTTTACAAACGCTCGATAATACGGGCTTTCAGCAAAATCATCAAATGTTTTTAATTGTGCAGTACCTTGTGTTAATTCGTAAAATTTTAAATATGCTTGTAATCCAAGTTGAACGCCACGTTCATTTTGCTCTTGTCTGCGGCGACGAGGCTCGCAACTATGTATTGCAAGACTGGATTCCTTTATAAAATTTTTTTTACAATACTGACATATGTAGGTCATTGATTTATATGTGTATATAATATGTTGGCAATTTGTTTATGACCAACTATGTTTGGATGATAATCATCTGCTGATACAGTAGAATTGGTTTGTTGGCAAAACTGTATCATGCTTATCCCTGGGTTAAGTTTAATAAAATGTCTATCAAACTTATTTAATACTGTTGTCAAATAAGAATTATTAAAATCGTTCATTATCAAAAAATAAAAATCTATATTTCGATTTTCTAATAAAGTGAATAAAAATTCAACATAATTTGTAGTTAAATATTCTATTTGGTCAATTCCGATATTTTTTTCTATATCTTTTATTATTTTATTATTTCGATTCATATACGAATACGGTAATAGCGTATAGTCCCACGGTATGTTTTTATTGTCAATATCTGGATGATCATAAGAACATGGCGCATCAAATCGTGCTGGGTCTGAAATATTCACAATTACTAAAGTATCAGTTGAGCTATAATTAAATCTATTTAAACATTCTAAAATGCTATTTGCTATTAATATATTGCCATGACCGGCGGCGGCGGTATTGACTAAACTTGTAACATTTAATTTTAATGCTAAAAATCCAGCCCATGAGTTACTATGTCTTGGAATAAATTCAGGATCGTTTGCAAAACTACAACCGCCATCACTGGACAACGATGGAGGCAATCCACCAATTCCGTCGCTGGTAAAACTACAACCACTTACAAGTAAATGTTTATACGCTTTCATTATATTTTTTCTTGCCCACGTTCACGTAAATGTTCGTCGATTTCTTTTTGTGTTACTAATTTGCTCATTGCTTCTGTGTCAGACCCTTTCATATTAGGAAATATAGTCATTAGTTGTTTTTTCTTTGTACCTGCATTGGCTGCATTTTCATCTTTTTTCTTGGGACTTATCCATTGATGACGATGTGCGCCCATGCCAGGGCTAACACTACTAGCACATAACCATTGCAATTGTGGATGCCGGTTAATAGTAAAAAAATGTTTGTTTAATCTTTCATTGGTGCTGATAACATAAAACTCCTGCAGGTCTCGTGATCCTTGCACACTGCTGCCCCAACGAATCATTAAAAAATTACTAAACTTTTTTCGTTCTTCGTCAGTGAGATCAGTATAAAACTTTCGATTTTTTAGATCAAACTCTTTCATTTCATTTGCAATAGTAAGTTTATCGCTCATAAAAAATTCATTTCTTTTAATCTTTTTTCTACATAATCAGCAAATATAATTGCACCTTCAGTGGTTGTATGAAATACTCTAGCACCTTGAGGAAGATTGTAAACACTAAATTCATTAAACATAATTTTATTTTCTGAGTTAATCCAGTCGGCATCAACAATTAATTCATGATTAAACAACGGTTCTATATAAATTAAAAAAGGTATTTTAGATTTATACAATCTTCGAACTGCATCACTCATAATCCAACAATCATATTGTTGTTTAACACCAGTATCGTACAAATATACCATATAGGATTTCAAAGATTCTATTTGTTGTTCAGTCAATCCATGTTTATGTAATTTTGAATTAGAGACATCGAAAGCTAAATTATCCATGCTTTCGCTAAGTATTGTGGGATTTTTTAACCATTTGTGTATTACACTTAAATAATTATGCCCACTATATTTTATATTTGACATAACTTTAAGTTTGTCATAAAAAATATTTTGATTTTTACGCCAATTTTTCCAATTAAAATATTTTTTAATATTTTCCCAAGGATTATTTTCTTGAATTGGAATTTCTATCCTATCAGGG